TAGGCTTGAGAAAGACTTATTAAAGAACACTCAGGCTAGAAAGAATCTAGTCTCTCCTTTAGACAAAGCTCTTAACGTATATGATCCTCCTGCTCGTAAAGTAATTGATGATCTCCTGTTAAATGGGGACTACAAAGCTGCCTCAAAATTAATGAACAGAGGAGGTAAGGCAGAACTGTCTAAAGTTCAGAAGTTAATGAAACAAGATACTGCCCGATTAAAATTAATATATGGAAAATCGTTTGATCCGAAACGAAATTACTTCCCTCGTAAGGTTAAGGATTATCAAGGTCTTCTTGCTGCTATAGGACGAAAGAGTTCCTCTGCTCAGTCTTCTTTAGAGGTAGCAGTTATAAAGCTTCTTGAAAAAGAGGGTGTTAAAGACATATCTCAATTATCTGATGATGCTTTGACTAAGGCTGTGATGCAGTCCACTAACAAAGCATTCCCTAAAGTAGCTGGAGGTAAGGGAATTACATCTAAGAGAAGTCTCCAAGATGTTCCCCCTCAGTTGACCCAGTTCTATGAGAACTCAAGTGTGGCTATGCTTAAATACATTGAATCTTCTACTAGGTTATTTGAGAAGACTAAGGTCTTAGGTAAGGGGCAGGGTAAAGTACCAGATAAAACTGCTTTATTGTTTAGGACTATAGCAGATGAATTAAAGTCAGGTAAGCTAACATACAAAGCAGAGGCTGAACTTAAAGAACTAATACGATCTCGTTTTACTAAAGGTGAAGAGGCTATGGCTTCCTCATTAGCTGCTATTAAAGACATTGGATACATGTCAACACTAGGTCAATTAAGATCCGCAGTTACTCAGCTTAAAGATGTTGGTACGTCTGCTTACTTACATGGAACGATGCCTACTATTAAAGCCTTGTTTAAATCTAAGAGTACTTAGGTACAGGATGCTGGTCTTGTTGACACTGTATCAGCAGAGATGACTTAACCCTGCTGGTACTAGGAAGTGGTTAGATAGGAGTATTAAAGTATAGTGGCTTTAGATTCTCTGATAGGTTTGGTAAGAAGGTACTGCTAGAAGCTTCTATGCTTTCTGGTAAGAGGTTAGCCTCTTCTCCTAAAGGTGTAGCAAAGTTAAAGAAGAAGTATGGTGAGGCTTATGGTAATGATTTCACTAAACTAATTAATAGTTTAAGGAATGGTACTGATGATGCCAATACAGAACTGTATAGATTCCATGAGTTGTCAGATACTCAGCCTATCTCAATGCTTGAACTACCTCAAGGATTTGCTGATAACCCTAACATTGGTCGCCTTGCTTACGCCTTAAAATCATTTGGATTAAAGCAGGTAACCTTAATACATAACAACATTATTAAAAGAGCGAAGGGTGGTGATAAATTAGGAGCTTCTAAGGAAGCACTAAAGTATGCCTCCTTCATAGGAATAGCTGGTGGTACTGTTGATGAGGTTAAGGGTGTGTTCAGTGGTGAGGCTTTTAATGCGTCAGATATACCTGATCGTGTCATAGAGAACTTAACTGGTTTGATGTTTCTTAGTAAGTATTCTCTAGGTGATATATCAAAAGGAGATTACTCTGGGTTTATTGGAGATTGGATCACACCTGCCCTTGGCCCTCTTGAAGCTGCAACTAGGGAGGTAGGCAATATTGGAAAGCAGCGAGAGTTGGAAGATCCTAGCCTCGGTAGTGACCTTCTAAAAACAATGCCTATCATTGGTCGTGTACTACATGACTGGGTTCTTGGAGGTAAGGAGAAAGCTGCTGCTGATCGTGAAAAAGAAATAATGGAACAGTTCGATTAGGAGTAACAAACAAGGGGACAACTAAGTCCCCTATAAAGTTTCCAGTGGAAACTATTTACTCTTCTTCTTACGGACAGGCTTGACTACAGGTATAGGAATACCAGTGATCATGCTCTCTAGTTCCTTGAACTCATTAGGTAGTAGCTCCACTGTAGTCCCTGTCGTGAGGACAATAGACTGATAGTGGAGTACTACTACATGGTCAGTATTCAAGTACCCTGTCTCTATCTTCAGCCACTTACTCATGATTCTCCATCCAATCTTCAACCATCATATCAATACAATGACGAGCCTTAGCTAAGTCCTGCAAAGCTGTGCCTTTGTCTTGATACCTAGTGACATACTTGATGGCTGTATGCTGCAACGCATTCAAGTTGTTAGACATAGAGTAGGTCATTGGCTGTATACTGAGCTTAGTATAATGATTACCTCCAACCTGTTGATCTGATGCTAACTCAGGGGTAGTCCATAGATCCTCAATAGCCTTAGTCAAAGGCTTCTTATCTAAGGCGTAGTCCAAGTCATTATCTTCCCAGTTACTGTATGGATTATACGTCATAATCTATCTCCTCTATTTCATTCTCTAGTTCTGAGAACTTATTAATAATAATATCCTCATACCTATCTACTAGGTGGTGACTCTCTAGCTGCAAGAGTTCTAACACATGAGTTTCATCCAACGCTCGTAAGCGTTCTTTCAATTCTTCTAGTGTCATTGACATAGCGTTTCCTTAAATAGTTCATGCTCACTGGCATCTCGTCAAAGCTACCATCCTTGACATCATTCATTACCCACAAGCCACGCCATGATCCATTGGTCTGAGGTGTCAAGTACTCTTCATCATGTTGATAGTAAATACCAGCAAAGAGTCCTGTCATATTTAAACCATCAGCCCTACGTGCATAGGCTATGTCCCTGTCTTGAACATGACCCATGACACAACTCATGTGCTTCTTAGTGAGCAGCATCTTAGCTGAGGCAACAGGTCTACCCATCACACCTGACGTAAAGTAATGACAGTAGGCAACACCATCCACAACGATAGGATCTAAGAACTGTTTGACTTCCCAGCCATTCAGATCAAAGTCGTTATAGCTAATCAACCCATCAAGCTTAGGATCATTCTCAGCAGCCCTATTGATTCGATCCTCATGGTTACCCATTAAGAATATCATACGAGGGTTCCATTGCTTCTTCTTGTTACGAGTCAGCCTCCAGCGTTCCTCCAGTATAGGCTGCATGAGAGCCGCCATAGCCTCGTTCCCTGCTTGTATGTCCTTGGTATACCTTCTACCCTCAAAGCTCTTCTTACCTACGTCATAGGAGCTTAGAGAGGACATATCCCAGTGATCACCTAGATGGATAATAACATCAGGCTTAGTATCAGCAGCAAACTTACCTGCCCATGTCAAATGATCATAACTTGTGTCAGGTTTAACCTGTGTATCGGGTATGATTAAATGTTTCATTTCTTTTTCCTATTCAAAGTTCGGAGTTCTCTCTCATCACGAGTCTTTACTCCATGACAGGCCCAGCATAGAACCTGATAACCATCTTCTTCTAAGAACATACGATTGATGTATGTATTCCAATCAATGAACCCATCCTTGGGACACACTACAGGATCAATGTGATCCACTGCTGCATTGTTTTTCCTACGTGACTGTCCCTTATCAGGAGGCAGAGTAGCAGGGCCAACAGTACCACAGCAAGCACATAGGTACTTCCCTGTAGAAACTCTAGCAGATTTCTTAACATCAGCCTTAACACCCCACTTACTGTGTGCTCCGCGAAGAGCAGAGATTATGAAAGACTTATGTCTAGCTTCTGTCCAACGTCCGTTGTTGCGAGTCTTGGTGGTTGCCATATCTCATCATCCTGTCTGCGTAAGTATAAGAGAATACCATTCTCAATAGCCCTCTCTTCACTGCCTAGTTTATCAACACATATATCATACATCTCAAGCTCAGTCTTATCAGCCAGTAACTTCTTAGCTTTCACTGGGCCTATACCAGCTACACCTTTGATGTTATCTGCACTGTCTCCTACAAGGAACTGCATGTAGAAGTTGAATAGACCTTCCTCTTCAGTAATATAATATTTATTCTTCTTGACAAAGTTATAATGCCAACCAGCGAACTGATCGAAGTCTTTGTCTAGAGATATGGCGATGGACTTATCACCTTCCTGTGTTGCACGTATTGCTATACGATCATCAGCTTCCTCACCACTAGTCACAATGGCATCGAGTTCATTCACAAAGAAATCCCTCAATGCTTCTAGGTGTTTAGGCTTCTCCCTAGACTTACGATTACCTTTGTACTCAGCAGTAATCGCATAGTCTTTTCTGAAGTTACCTCTGCCTGTTAGGTAGTACTCAACTTCATGAGTAGCATCATCAGAATCTATTACTAGATCCTCAATGATGTCATTCGTAAAGCTGAGTAGTGTTCTACAAGCAACCTTTTGTGACTCGTTTTGGCAAGACCAAGCTATGCGATAGCACAGTATGTCTGCGTCAACGAGTAAGATCATAGCTCTGGGATATCCTCAAAGCTCGTAGTGGCTGCCTCGTAACGTACAAGATCATTCACTCGTGCTTTAGATAGTCCTAAGCTAACGCCTGTCTTACCCTTGAAGTTATAGTCATAAGGTTTGACAATGAACGTACACTTAGACCCATTGCCTACAGCGTCTGTCATTTTGAATCCGTCTACATCCTCTACATGAGGTGCATACTTAGAGGACTTAGCAGTTACAAAGTAACCACGATCATCACCTTTGTTCTTGACTGATACACCCATACCTTCTAGGCGATCAACGTGCTCTTCTGATAGTTCACTAATATCTACCTGATACTTGTCTGACATTTCATTCTTCTCTAGGAATGAGAACCAGAAAGCAGTGGCTTCAATTTTAAGTGGGTTATGATTTTGCATGGATTTTTCCTTTAGTTACATTATCACTAGACCTGTATGCAAGCTAGTGTGTGTCTGCCCAAGTGAGTCCTACATTGTAGTCACCATCTAATGGACAATTCATTTCAAAGTGTAGACCAGCATCAACGATGGCCTGTACTCCGAGTCTACCTACTAAGTCTGCATCACTAGACGAGGACTCTATCTGCCACTCATCATGTACATTAGCTACAAACTTATACCACACTCCTGACTCATCAAGACTATGCTTGAGAAGTACTAGAGCTTTCTTCATTACTATAGCACCAGCAGACTGTAAGAGAAAATTCAAGGCACTGTGCTCTGACTCTACTCTTAACCTACGCCCGTCCAGCCCTCGTAGTGTACCACGTTTACGCATACTCCGCAAGACAATCTCCTTCAAACGTGCATAGGCTGGGAGGTTAGCCATGAACTTGTCAACCAGTTGCTTACCCTTACGAGGTGAGCCTCCAGCGATCTGTCCTATCTTAGCAAAGCCCCCGCCATAAATCAGCGCGTATATAAAAGTCTTGCTCTGATCTCTAGTTTCTAAGCCAGCAGCATGTTGATTATATGTATGTATATCACCTTCCAATAACTGCTTGGTATAGGCGGCATCATTCATATAGTGTGCAAGCATTCGTAACTCAAGACCAGAAGCGTCTATACCAGTGAGTGCGTTACCTTCCTCTACAATCCAACAGGCTCTACAGTCTGTACTGAAGGTCGAAGCTGCACCCCACAGTAACTCACCTGTCTTCTTGTCCTTCTTAGCGGCAGGTACTTGTGCCATGTTAGGGTTTGAATGAGTCATTCTCCCAGAGACTGCTCCATTCGTTATCACTCCACCATGTACACGACCATCATCAGCTAACGCATTCACCCAAGAATCAAGCTGACTAACTCTCTTCTGTAGGGTAAGGTACTCTAGTATCAACTGAGCTTCAGGCAGGTCAACCCCTGCTAAGATCTTCTCATTAATAATGATTGCCCCTTTAGGTGTCTCATCCTTAAACACTACTCCTTGGCTTTGAAGTCTTTGGGCAATTTGTCTTCTACTTCCAAGGTTGAAGACTGTGACCTTATCTTTAAGCTGCTTGCCTGTCTTTTCCGAGACTCGCTTCTCCACCAAGGGAGGGTAGATAAGCTGGACTTCCCTTTCGATTGCATTCATTCTCCCCATCAGGTCAGTGAGTAATTGATTAGCCCTGTCTATATCTAACTTGAATCCATTAGCTTGTTGCTGTGCAATAATGATTGCAACCTCATGCTCAAGCTGTATAGATTCCTCTGAGAATCCATCCTCAAGTAATAGACTAGTCAGGTGAGGCTCAAGCTTATGAGTTATCTCAACATCAACCTTGCAGTACTCGCGCATCTCATCAGTCAAGCCACCATCATAATCATCAAACTTAATCTTAGGGAAACCTAAACGATCACCCCAAGCTGCTAATGAATGACCACCTTCTAAGCGTGGACACCATAGCCGAGACAGTAGCACTGTGTCCCTTAGCTTATGACTAGGTATGGATACATTCCATAGGCTGCTTATCTTAGGTGCATCAAAGCCTGTAATGTTATGGCCTATTACGCTTGATGTTCCTACGAGATGTTGCTCTAGCTGCATTGAGTTGACTAGTAATCTCTGCCTTGGTTCCCCCTCTCGCTGGATTCCGCAACACCATATCTGATCCTGTGCCATAGTCGTTTCTATATCTAGTGTTAGCTTCATGATCCATTACCTCCAGTGCGTATGTTCCTATCTTACTCATATGCTATCTCCTTCCGTAACCCATTCAGTTATCCCTGATCGGGCTGAGTAGCTGCTCTTGAGATCAGTTTCCTTATACTTATCTCGCCACTTATTAGGAGGAGAGCGTTCATCTCTCAACATAGTGGTATAGTAATCAGCTACTGTACCCTCATTCAATGCATCTCCTAATCCTTTAGGTGTGTACCAAGCCCAGTCAAGTAAACCCACCTGCCTAAATAGATTACTATTCTTAGCTATGAGAACCTCCTCATTCACTAATGATCCATGTTGACTCTTCCTATAAGGCCGAGCAAGGCTGGTGTATCTTGACAGAGAACTTATCTTACGTTCATTAAGATCCTTACTCATAACTCTTTCTCCTCTTCCTTCTCAAGCATACGTCCAGTACTATGACTGTAGGCTAACTCATTAGCCTTGCCTGTGATGCCACAGAATCGGTTCTTTAGTACACGTACATGGGTAGTGTTGCGTGTCTCCTCATCCTCTGCCTGTCCATTACGTTCAAGACCTAGAACCATATCACTAAGCTGTGCTATAGAACCAGAGCCACGTAGCTGTGACAAGCTGGATGCTGCACCCTCTTCATGACCTTTACCATCTGGTCGCTTGAGGTGAGACACTACGAACAAGGCAATGCCTGTCTCCTGCACTAGCATACGTAGCCTAGTCATGATCTCATCTAGTGCCTTACGCTCATCACCATTAGCCTGTGCTGACACCACAATGGTTACGTGGTCTAGTACAATGTACTTACAGTTTAATCCCTTAGCCATGTAACGAACAC